TTTTTTGTCAAAGAAAGCGTGAGACCAACACAATCCCACGCACTCGCGAGGTTGTATTAGGCAAAAGCCAACTTGCGAGTCGAAACTCTATGGTGTTGAGTGAACATTTTATTATATGTACAAAAAGAAACGAGCCCAAGGGGCCCGTACCGCGAAAGTAGCGGCCGTAGTTCTCAGCTACTGGGTTAGGACATCCAGTAGGGTCTTGCCTAACTCGGTTGTCACTACTTTAGCTCGAGTAAGGCGGGGTGAGGGTGGCCTAACAAGGGCGCCCTCAGGAGGTGCGGTGGACTCAAAGCCACCTGGTGAAACAGCTGAAACGGGGGCGGAGGGCCTGGGCGGTTCAACGGCATCTAAAACAGCGTCAACACACTCTTTCCAAAGGCCCTGGGGGGTCACCGAAGCGTAAACACCAGCGGCAGTTTGCCGATCAGTAGTGACCATGGGCGGCACGCAGATGAACTGGCCCAGCTGGAAATCGTCCCCGCATGCGATATGTATGCGCACATAAGGGGTGCCCGTAACGGCAGCCCCCTTAGGGTTGGTGCGCACAATGTCCCGAAACAAAGATTTAGGAACGACGCCATTGGCGGTGTAAGGCGTGCGCGTACGGTTAGTGCAAGAGTAATATGGGAAGCGGGCACTAGCCATTATACGGCGCTCCTTCATAAGAGCGTCGGAGTAAAGCACGGAACTACCAAACTGTACGTCTATGTTATCATTGTCGGAATCGTACCACCAAACTAAAGAACCCCTCCAGAGGCCGAACCAAGACATCAAATCACTGAGCCTATTATTGGCGGCGAAGTTCTGGACCTGCCAGCGAGTAGCGAAGGTAGCGGCCCCGTAAGTAAACCAGGCATACAGTGCCGTGTCCACCGCAGAACTAAGGGGAACAAAGGCGAAGGGGGTGGGGCGTAGCAAAAGCTGTTTCAACGATCTAATATCCTCCCCCATTGTATACTGTACTTCACTCTGAGCAAACACGGGCGTGGAAACTGGTGCGGTCGCGAGGGAGCTGGGTTGTGGATGCGCAAGCTCGTAGCCGCACATGGAGTACACCTCAACGACAACGGGCACGTAAGACACGACACCGGCTGGTGCGTAAATGGGGTCTATGACGCGCATGAAGATGTTACCGGTGTTGTCGCTGTCTCCATCTGACTCGTCACTCTTGCAAAAAGCGCGGTGGTATGTAAAAGGAACGACAAACTCGATCTCGGAAGTGACGCGAAGGTCGACAACAACGGAGAGGTAGTTGTAGCGTGTGTCGCTGGGCAAACTACCGTCAGGTGAACCTGGCACAGGATTGTATCCGATAAGCACGCGGCCGCCGTGGAACTTGGTCCTGGCGAACTTGAACCTGAACACAATGTCGCCGCGCCAAGCCCCAAAATGTGCTGTGACGGCCATGATAGGTGTGGGTAAGATGCAACTGTTAACCGCCGCAGAAGGGCGGACGGGCTGGGCAAACCCGATGTTGGTGGCGGTCTTGTAAAAGTAAAAGCGGTTGGGATTGATGGGGCAGGACCACTTATAGGTGTTAGCCGTGTCGGTGGTGAGAAGGTGAAAGTAGGCCAGACAACCAGGCCTACAGGTCAGGTAACACAAGGACATCTCGTCAATGTCAGTGCCAGCGAAGCCAGGAAGTGGGGCCACCTCATTGTTGGCGTAATAGCCCATCTCAGTGGCCTGGCCAACGTCAAGAGCTGTGTTAAAGCCCCTGAGGAAACTGGGCCCCATGATGGACCACGAGCCATCGTTGGGCTTTGACCACCCGAAGTGGGCGGCCAGCTTGGCAAAGCCGGTCATAGCCCAGGAGACCGGCTTGGTGTAGGCGCTTATGGCAGGTACGTATTCACCAATGTAGCGAGTAAGAGTGCTGGCGCGGGACAAAATACCACTGACAGGCCCATCAAGCTTCTCCATGCCCTGTGGCGTGACGGTGGCCACAGATGTGGCTGCTCGCCCAACCAACTTGACGTCTTCAAGCCAAGTATAGAGCACGTAGGTGGGGGGCGTCGTGACAGTGGAGTCCCAGGCCACCGGTGCGTACGACACCAAATACACATAAGCAAGCCGGTCAGTGCTGTTAAAGTTAAAATAATCACGGTCGAATATGTAAGGTACCTTGATTTCGACTGAAGAACCCTCCGCCAGGTTCAACTCGACATTCGGAAGCTGAGCAAAAAGAGGGATAAGAGTACCCCGGTCAAACCCAGCATTGGTGGTGAACGGAATGTAACCAAGCTTGACTATACCGCTCACCTGGGGCGCTGCAGACACGTCGACCCTGACGCAAACAGTGGCGCGAATGCCGAGGGAGCCGGACGCGTTACCAGAAGTCATATTGGTGAAGTAAGTGGCGTCGACAGCAAAACCATCAACGTTTGCGCGGGCGCCGTTGGTAAAGGCGCCGCGCTTTATTGGGTAGGGTCGGCTGAGGTAGTCTACAATGTTAGTGGTATTAATCCCGCCTTGCATTGGAGTCTCAACGGGCGAAGCTATCTCAGCCACCGTGGCGAGCGACGTGAGCATAGTGCCGTCCGTGGTTTTTGTGATTTGTTCGGGCTCCATGCCCATCATCTCTGCAGGCTTGGCCTCAAAGGCGGTATCTTTAGTAATGGTTGAAAGCTGTTGTAGTTTTGACATGGTGTGGTTGGGACCAGAACCGCTGGACCGGGCTTACGCAAGGAAGGGAGTGTGTAACAGGGGGCGATTGAACGACACCAGAATCGCCATGTCTGGTGGGGTGATTTACTCTACAGACCACTCCGGGGTGTTCTGCCTATAGATGCAGCGCTGCCTTCGGTAAGCAGCTGGCGCCTCCACGCCGTACGTGGGGTCGCACACACCGTGGGCCTTGAGCAAGGGCCTCAATTTGTCCAAAAACTGCTCAAACTTGCTAAACTCATGTGCGGAGTACTCCATAAGAGCAGCTTGCGCGACCTGAGAAAGGTGCACGTCCTCCGGGGTCTTCCTCCTTTGCCAATTGAACATGTCGCATATGCTCGCTTCCTCGAGGGGGGCATACACGTAGTCTGGCTCCACACCAAAGCCTCTTTTCAAAAACCCACATCGACCAACGGGCTTTAAGTGATAAAGTGGCCCGTCCTTCTCCTCACTGGTGTAGACCATGCCGTACTTGCCCACGCCGGCCGCCATGGTGTCAAGGCCAAAGCTGATGTTTGCGTCGTTGGGTGCAAACAGATTGTCGTCGCCAAACACATACAGCTGCACATTCTCCCTGAAATTCCAGTATTCCCTGCCCGGGGCGCTGTCCCTCCAAACCAGCCTGAAGATCAACATGTTGTACATGGAATTGAGCACGCTAGTCATGGGGTGGCCGGACGGTAGCGACCCCTCCGTCTGGTACATGGTATCACTGCGGTAGCTGTCCCCGCCCAGGTGCACACTGCGGACGGTGTCTTCGATGATCATGTTAACGACACCCGCATCGAGTTCGCCGGCTGGGAGCCTACGCGCCACGGCCTTAAGCAGCAAGCGGAGCATCTGCTGATGCTGGCTTTTGTCAAACTGCTTGTAGTCGCCGGACGCCGCAGACCCATCCGCGTTTTTGTTTTTAAGAGAATCATACACATGCGTCCATTCACGACTAAAGGGGTTAATGCCGACAAGCCCCCCGTGCTGCAACCTGGTGCGCATGAAAGCAGCCGTGTACCGCGCAAACACCCTCCTGCACAGTATGGTGTACTGCACGGGGCTGGCGGATATAAGCCTGGTATCGGCGCTTTCGACCTTAGCGAAGGACCTGATCTCGTCCTTGAGCACGTCGCGGAAGACCGCCCCCTTCTCGCCCCTACGGTAACCATCCAATAACTGGTCGTGCAGGTCTTTCACGTACTCGGCGGCCTCTCCGTCAAAGGTGTAATCCCCCTCTGCCCCGAACGCGGGCCTTTTGTTGTGGTACTTGGTGCATCCGGGGTAGCCCATGGACTTGGCCCTGGCGATGCCCCTGATGTAAGGCTCCCCGGGCACGCCCGCCACCGCCTGCTCATAAGTGAGCTGCTCGAGCGGGTCGCCGTCGAAGAAACTGAAAATCTCCCCTACTAGATGGTCCACCACGTCAGGTAAATCCTCCGGCAAGTGACATTTGCTGAAGTCCCTGTTAGTGGCTTCGACGGCCTTGACCATTGGATCGACGCGCACGCCCCCGACGTCGACTGGCCGAAGTGCAGCTGGGGCGCCGGTGATAGGCGCGAAGTACCCGGAGTACGGTGCTTTGACAAACGCCGTGTCACCGGAATTGAACAACGCGCCCACCTTGCCCAACTCCTCGAAGCCAAGGTGAGCCTGGGCAGTGACGGCAGTAAGCTCCTTACACGAGATGGGCACGTAAAAACCACCGGAGTAATCCCCGGCGGCGTGCATGCCCATGACGCGTTTTCGAGCCTTGGGGTCCGCGTTTATAATCAAGCTTCCGCAATCGCCAATGCTGGTTCTAGCGGTGTGATGTGTGAGCGTGCTGCGCATGTCAAGCCTGTCGTAATTGCGCAGTTGTGGCCACCCGGCTATCCTAGTGTTCGAGCACACTTCGGTGTTCACCATGAAGGCCCTATCTGTGGTATACTTGCACCCTGGGTCCCAAAAGTGGCCGCGGATGTCAGCCATGCCGTCAACTTGGCGATCGACAGCATAGCAAGCGCAGTCCTTGTCTTCGGCAATTGTGGGCAGGGCGCCCCCTTGCACGAGCGCCAAACGCTTGCCAAGCCTTGAGCACACCTCAAGTTCGTGAGTGCCGCATTGCAAAGCGTAGTGGCGTGGCACCATGAGGATTCGGCTCGTAAGCATGACACCGTGACCGAGCCGCTGTCCGCGCGCGTAAACGTGCACGCCGTTGGCCCTGATTCGTGCGACCACCTCGTCCTGGCTAGACATAGCGGCGCCTTGTGCGCACACCTTGTCCTTGCGCCACAACCCGACGGCTTGCAGCAAAGTTTTGACCACAAACTTAACGGCCCTGACGGCAACAACAATGCCGGCAACGGCAGCAGCTGCAACAAGCCCCTTAACGGGAAGACTGGCACAGGACTTCGACGCCTCGCCCCTGGCCCCGGCGACTAGGGCGGCGCCGGCTCGCCTAGCGGTTCGCACAAGGAGTTCGGCAGCACCCACGGCGAGCGCGGCGGTGGTGACGACGCTTCCCAGCCCTTGTGCGGTGACGCGCGCATTAAGGAACTCGACATTGGTCTGCTCGATGGCCACACGCCTGGCATAGTCTGTGGTCATTCTGGCCTGAACTGTACTATACTTAATTGGGATGGCGCTGGTGACACCCGTGAGCAGGTTGTGTTCATAAAAATCCCACACCTCGTCTAGACCCCCACCCGGGCCTGACGTGTCTATAACGCTCTTGTAGGACACATCGAGGCGCCCATCCGCCGTGGTGTACTTATGTGAGGGCACAACCTTGTAGCTGTGAGAAAAGCGCCTAGCCACAGCGTCCTCGCACGCAATGACCTTCTGCGTGCTGGACAAATTCTTGACATTAGTAGTAACAAGGACGAGCTTACTTTTAAAGAAAAATTTACCCTTGAGCTCGAGTGTGGCCATATTGAGTGGGTAAGGCCATTGGTTAACGGCCCTGATAAAGGCAGCGACCTCTGTGTCTGGCCCGGGAACCGGTAAGGCCTGGAGGAAATCATCCATGACACACACGGGCTGCCCGCAATAGCCTTCCCAATACTCGCTAGCGCCCTTCTGGAAAACCATTCTGTTGTAGTCAACCGCTCCTCCAGGTCCGGCCATGGCCTGTTTCTCCTCATCCGCGCAACACTTGTGCACGAAGTCGAAGGATAACAGCCTAGCCAGCTCGGACTTACCGCAGCCCGCCTCCCCCGTAAGACACAGGGCGAGCGGCTCCATGCGGCCGCGGCAGGCCCCGGTGTTTGGGAAATAGCCGGCCACGCGCGCAAGCGCGTCCATGCCAACTTTAACGGTGCGCTGTGCGTCGCCCACTTTATGGGTAGCCTGATACGTTATGCCCTGGTCCCGTAGCTGTTCGTACACGCCAACAGCCGTGGGCGTGCCTGGGTCCACAGCGCCAGTCGAAACACGGTGGGCGAAGGCAACGGAAGCGTCCCTCCACTGGTCCACCATGATGTTGTGGCTCTTTAATATGCTTATTTCTTTTTTCCCGAGGCTGCGCAGCACAAGGTTCAGTAGGGTCTCAAAGGCCCCCACTGAGCCCGTTAGCATGGCGCTGACCCCGTCTTCAAATTTTTTTGCATTGACTATCTTGACGAAGGCGGGAACGCGGCGGAAAAACACGGCCATCACAACCGTAGCCAAAAGGCCGGTGCCGAGCGACTGGGGCTCAACTTTGCCGGGTTCTGGGTCCTCACAGTCCTCCAGTTCGTCCTTGAGGTCCTCCATGTACTCCCAGACTTGGCAGCTCATGCCGTGCTTACGCCTG